GCGGGGAAGATCGGCCAGCGATTTTCGACTACCCTCAAATCACGCTGAGTGTTGGTCGGAGCGCCGAGATTTGAACTCGGGACCCCCAGTCCCCCAGTGTGGTGTGCGTGCTCGAACTTCTGCATGTTCGGTCAATCGGTTAGCCCGCGTCGCGGAGCTTGGTTCGGGACTTAGTTCGGGACTTCGTGTCACGCGCGACGCGCTCCAGCGCCGCGGCGACCTCGTCATCGAGCACGTGGGCGTAGCGCCCCGTGGTGCTGATGCTGGCGTGATTGAGCGCCTTCTGTACGAGTTTCAGGTTTCCGGTCGAGCGCAACACCTTGCTGGCAAAGTCGTGGCGGAAGTCGTGAAAGCGAAAGCCCGTCACCGCGGCCGCCTTGCGGGTCCGCCGCCAGCGCGTCTTGAGACCCGACAAGGTGAGAGGGTAGCGCTCGCCCTTGGCGCGGCCATCGCGGCTGCGCTCGGCCACGTAGGTGAACACGAACTCCGGATGATGACCCTGCAGCGGCCACAAGATCGAGCGCACGGTCGTCGTGATCGGCGTCGTCACCCGCTTGCCGCCCTTACCGAGCTTGACGATCTGCTTGGTCCGCCAATTGACCTCGGACCATCGCAGCGTGACGCACTCCCGTTGTCGCAACCCGGTCGTATGCGCGAACGCAAACAACGGCGCGTAGTCATCGCGCATGGCCTGATCGAGGCGTTCCGCTTCATCGTCGTGTAGCTCGCGCACGTGCTCGACCGGCTCGGGCAGCGTGTGCGTGCGCCACTTCGGCTCCCGGTCAAACCGGACCCCGAGGCCCTTGCAGTAGGTGAACAGCTTCTTCACCACCTCCGTGGTCGAGCGGTTCACCGTGGCGTTGCTGATCAGTTGATCCTTGCCCGGCACCTTGTGGCCGCGGCGCCAGGACACGAGCTTGCGCACGTCGTCATCAGTAATTTCCGGCAGGAGCTTGGTCTTGCTGAAATACTCGACCAGCCGCGCAAGGTCACGTTCGGTGTTGTCGGCTCCGGCGTGATGCTGCCCGATGTCGACCCAGTATCGATCGGCGACGTGATCGAGTTGCAGCGAGGTTGCTGCATCTTCGAGCGCCGCAACCCGTTGCTTCGCCTGTTCGAGATACTCGTTCTCTATCGCTTCGGCTTCGCGGCGTGTTTTGCGTTTCGTCGAGCCGTGAAACCGATGACCTCCGACCCAGAAATCGTATCGGTAGTAAGGCGACTTTTTGGACTTATAGACGGACAAGCAATTTCCCTCCTGGTTCTGCGTTCGATTAGGTCGTCGATGTCGTCATCAGTGAACCGCATGCGCGGCCGGCGCTTGCCGCGGCCGACGTTGACGTAACGTAGCTCGCCATCGCGCACGAGCTTGGTGAGTTGCTCGACTGACACCTTGAGCCGTTTCGCCGCGTCGCGAGGCATCAACAACTCGGTCATGACTTCACACCTTAACCTTCGGTTTCACCTTGACGCCGCGGCCGAAAGGGAGCGCTGCGATCTCGGCGACCTCCGCCGGCGTCATGGCAAAGCGGCCGAGTTCGAGCCCGGCCTTGTGGGCGCGCTCGCGCACCGCGTTCGCGGCGGAATTCAATGAGACGAACGTCATCCGCGCCAAGCCCCCCTTCGGCATCATCTTCGGTAGGCCCGCGATGAGGTCCCCGAACGCACCGCCGGCGACGTGGCACTCGCGGTCGACCGTCTGCCCGATCATCACCGCAATCCCCGGCTCATTGCGGTCGATCCGCTCGGCGAGGCGGTAGAGTTCGTCGAGATGTTGATGCAGCGCCTTGGCGCCGAAGCCGCGGTCGTAGCCGCCGTCGCGACACAGAAAGTCTGCGGCTGTCAGGACGAGCGCGTCGAACGCGGTCATTGCTAGGCGCGCGCGGTCATCGATCAGGGTCGGCACCTGATCGCGCTTGATCAGGGTTTGTAGCGCGGCAAAGTCGAAGCCCGATAACCTTGCGAGTTCTTGACGGTTGAAGTAGATCATAAGTCATTGTGGACGACACCGCGCGATCCGTCAATAACCCCTTGAAATATTGGACTAATCCAAAATCACCGATCCATCCATCGCGAGCGAAAAACGTCGGGTTTCTTTGTCGGGGGAATGACTTGCGCCAGTTCGGTCGCGCGCTGATCGAAATTGAGCGAGAGCGCAGCCTTGGCGGCGATGCCGTACGTTGCACAGTCCAAGGCCTCGGCGCGCGCCCCTTGCTTGCGCTCAAACCGCACCGTTGGCCGGCCACGCGAATAGCGCACCCGGCGGACCTCGCTGGTCAATTGGACGAAGTACTCGGCTTCCAGTGTGTGTGAGAACCGGATCGAGGCGCCGCGGGCGAGCCGAGTGAACAAGCTTCCTTTGATCACGTCGACCGCGACCAGGAATAGCCTCGCGCCTTGACGCTTGCTCTTGCTCGCCTGGATCATCGGGCGGCCGAACCCGGCTACGCCCTTAATGCCGAGCACCTTGCGCGAGAGGCGCGGGGCGCAAAATTTCATCGCCACATCGAACACGTGACCATCGCCCACGTCGATCGCCGCGGCGTCGACCCGTAGCATGCCGCCGCGCGCATGTTGCCAGCGCTCGCGCAACAGCGCGTCGAGGTCTTTCCAGCAATCATCGTCCCCGTTAGAGGGGTCCCCCCAAATTTGTTGATGGGCGAGCACGTAGATCGTGCCATCCTTCGCGTGCCCGAGCACGCTCGCCTCGAACCTGTCTTGTTGAACGTCGATCCCGATCGTGACCGCAAGCACCTCGGCCGGGATGTTCTCCAAGTCGAAGTCCTCGCGGCGCGACGCAAGGTCGTCCTCGTCGATCTCGTCGCCCTGGTCGCGCCACGGCTCGGCCAGAAGCGTTGATAGGAAAACTCTCAACAAATCGGGATCAGACTTCGCGCTCAGAAATTCTTGCGCCAGCCGTGCCCAGCTCGCGTTCGGCAGTGGCGAGACCAACGCGGAGAGTTTATAGCCACGATGGTTCTTGACCTCGGGTTGCGTCGCGCGCCAGCGGCCAGCTTCGACCAGACGGTTCTTGTCGCGTTCATCAATTTGCCCTTCGCACGCCGGGCAGATGCAATGTGCCTTCTCAGGCTCACCTTCCGGCCAGACAATGTCTTTCCACTTGATCTCGAACCACTCTTTGCAGCGCGGACAGGCAATCTCGAAAACCCGCATATCGCTCACGTTGTAGAGCCGTAGGATCGCGGACGTGCTTTCATCGGTCGGCGTCGACCCAGCGACAATTTTTCTATCTTGGAAAGATAACGTCCTTTTTTCCGCAAGGGCGATCGGATCGCCTTCGGCCGTTAGTTCCATTCCGTCGATCTCATCAAGCAGGAGAACGCGGCAGGTATGCGCGCGCAGATTTCGCGGGGCGCGCGCTGCGACGAGCTTGAGTGACGCGGCGCTGTCAAAAAGTCGGTGCAAAATTGTGGAGCGCTGGTCGGGTCGGCGCGAGGGCGGCTTGAGGCGACCGGCCAGGCTCGGCGAGCTTGCAAACAGCGGCTCGATCGTGCCGACCATAAAATTGCGGCAGTCGCTCTCGGTCGGCAACACGCATAGAACCGACGTCGGATCGTTGATCGCGTGATGCGCCGTGAGGGCGCCGAGCAGCGAACTGTATCCGATCCGGGTTGCCTTCAAAATCGAGATCCTTTCGACCGTCGGATCCCCGATGCTGTCGGCAAGCTCGCGCTGAAAGGCCCACAATTTCAGCGGACCGGGCGTCGCCGCGAGGCCTGCCGGCAAATGCACGGTGCGCTCGATCCAGTCGCTCAGCCCGAGCCGCGGCGGCGGCATTAAAGCTCGCAACGCAGCCCGGCGTACCTCCAACAAGTCGGCCATGCGTGTTAAGGGCGTGTACTTTCCCCGCTAGCGGCATTCCTAGGAATAGTCAGCAAGTCTCAGCCGGTCGACGATGTCCCTGCCGAACGCGAGCCGGGCGATTCCCGGTATAGCTGTGGTTCTGATCACGTGATTACGCACAAATAGGCCCCACCGAGTTTTCGGCGCAAAAACCCCGGCAAAGCGTTCAGCGCCTCGCTGCTTGGCCTGGATGAACGCTCGTAGCCGGTTTTCGTAATTCGCAAAGCCTTCGGCGTGGCGCCCAGCCGCCCGCGCCAGCTCACCGGCTAGAACATAGGCACCAGTCATCGCGAGTGCCGAGCCTTGTCCAGCCACCAGGGACACGCAGTGAGCAGCATCGCCGACAAGCGCGATCCGGCCTTGTGACCACTTCGGCATCCTGATCTGGCTGACACGATCGAAGTAAAGATCATTGGTGCGATCGAGCGCGCCTAGAATCTGTTGGCACTCCCAGGCTTTGTCCCCGAATCTCGCGCGTAGCATCGCTTTCTGCCCGGACAGATCAGTCAGAGCGACGCTTGTGGTAATGTCCGCAGTGAAAACGAATAAGAACAGCGTCCGATCATCGCGCAACGTGACGCGGCCAACCATGCGGCCTGGATCGCTGAACATCACGTAAACGTCTTCATTCCGCGGCCGATACCCTGTCGTCTCAAAAGCCGCCACTGCATAGCCCAATTGTTTTTCAAACCGATCCTGCGGCCCGAAGATCAGACGACGAACCTTCGAATGCAGGCCGTCGGCTCCTACAACGAGATCAAATTCGCGCTTGCCTCCCCGCGCTAACTCTACCTCGACGCGATCTCTGGATTCCTGCAAGCTGTGGATTTCATCCCCTAAAATTATTTCCGCGTTATCTGTGATCTTTTCGACCAGCAGACGCGACAGCGCGCTGCGCGGAATTGTCACATAACGGCCTCCGGTCAATTCCAGAAACACCCTTGTA